CGAGGACCGTATGCTAGAGGAACTTTCATCCTACTATAAATTGATCCGTCTTTGTTTTCTTTTCTACATTCTATATTATTGAAGAGTGTTCCAAATCCTATGACGCACTTTCTAATAATTTTATTGTATGTGTATGCACCTAACATTATAAGTTACCTGCTATTCCGAATGGGTTTGTTTCACTGAAGTCTAAAATGTCATCAGCAAGTGTCTCAAAAGTGACAGCTTCAGAGTATTTAGGATCAGCAGTTGCTTGCTCATCATAACTATCTATCACAATTGTAGCCCCAGACTCTGATCCGATGATTGATTCGCCGATTGAGAATGATCCAGTTGGGGACTTCAGTTTAACCCAACCTTCTTGTGCATCCCACTGTACCATGTTTGCAGTAGTACCAGTAACACTACCAGTTACTGTTTCGGGAACTGTAAATGCTCCTGTGATTCCAGTTGGTGCAGAAGAGAATGTTACTGTTGTAGTTGTATATCCAGAACCTGCATTAGTAACATCAACTAACCTTACACTCTTATATCCAGAACCACCGTTGACTATATTAATAGCAGTCAATGTTCCATTGGTAAAAGTAGGAGTTAACGTTGCATATCTGCCAGGACTATCAGGAGCACTAACAACAAGAGATACTCTGTCCTCGTCATAGTTTGCACCACCATCTACAATTTGTACAGATCTAATCTCACCTTCTTTGACTGTTGCTCTGATGATAGCAGATGACGTGGGAGATCCACCACTTAAAGTTACGTTGGCAAGATATGCAGTAGCAGCTGCTCCCGTTCCATCCCCACCAATAGTAATTGTGGGTGCTTCATTATACTTACTACCATTATTACTGATATAAATTTGATCTATTGCTCCACTTAGTAATGTAGCATTTCCTTCAGCAGTAGTACCATTGACAGGTAGATAGTAATGCTTGACAGTGTAACCGTAATCCACAAGTTCCTCGTCACTATCAAATATATCTCCTTGCTCGTCACTGTATTCAAAGAGTTCTGCTTTCAGTTTATATACGTAACCTTTACCTAACTGATAGAATGGTTCTTCATGCTCTACAAATTTTATCTCAAAGTAATTACTTGTAAGTGGGAAATATATTAGGTCACCTTCTTGTGGTCTCTCAGGTGCTTTATAATCTGGATCTAATAAAAGGAATTGTGATATCAAATCTGAAAATCTTTGCTGAGATATAATCATTGTTATCTCATCAGTCTGTGCTACACCAAATTTTGTAAGTAAGTCCCCACCACCTTGGAAACCCTCTGGGTTTTCTAAGTACGCTTCTATAATATATCCGTCATTAAACTCACCAATCACTTCTTCATTAAACACACCATCAGTTTGCATGATCTCTCTAGGGCAATAGAGAATATCCATCCCAAACATTTTGAGATGTTCTTCTACTAGATTCTGTAATAGAAACTGTTCGTTCCTAGTACCATGTGTAAAGTAAGTGGATCTTGCCATTAGCCAATCATATCCATTGGTGGAGTTTCATATACTGAAAGCATTTCGTCTTCTAGTTTTTGTACCTTTTCTTTACCCTCGTTGTATATAAACTCTCCGTTCATTGTAATTCCACCTGGCAACTGTGCTCCTTGGAACTTGATTAAGTTAGCACCCCACTGTCTTTGAATCAATGCAGATACATATCTCTTCATCCAAAGATCATTGTACACTGCTGTGTCCGCAGTAGGATCTATAGCACGATAACATTCTAAAACTAAAAAGTCATCTACTCTAACATCAGTCTTCCAATCTAGATCCAAGTATAGTTTATTTCCTCTTAGTTGAAATCTTGTTTGCTTCTGTCCCTCTAACAAATAGTATATGTCTTCCAATCTACGGTTAACCATTTCGTAGGTTAATATTTCTGTGTTAGTTAGATCCCATAGATCATTTAATCTCCACTGGTATCTGACATCAAATAAGTTAGTTACGTTCTTAGATACAAATGGGAATACCTTGATGACACTAGTAACATACTCAGGCATTGTCACAAAATTATTCTGCTCTAGGTAATCTACTGACAAAGCATTTGATGTACCAGATGCAATAGTTGTAGTAGTATCAGTGACCATGTTATCACGCATGGCTTCACTCCACTTAATTTTTACGTGGGTTCTAATGTATCCATCACTGTTTCTCTCATTATAAAATTGAATAGCATCATCCACTAGATCATCTATCTGATCATCTTCGATGTTTATTTCAAGGACAGGAGCACCATTTTGACGTAGTGCATAATCTATAAGTCCTTGCCTTGTTGAAGCTTTAGCCATGTTAGGTAGGATTAACGTTGAATCTAATTCTTACATAATATGTAGTGTTAGCACTAAGGTTAACAGCACCTGGTAACGTATATTGTGTCAAGTTTGTTGAGTTACCAAGAGATTGGTGAACAATAGTTGCAAATGTATTTGCAGGTGAGAACTGCCAATCACTTGAAGAATGTTGATATCCACTCTTTAATTGAATAGGATCAACTTGGATCGTTGGGTTAAAGGCAGGTGTTATTGTTTGAATATCTGGTTGGTCAACAAGTGGGGTAGAGAAATTCACTGCCGATGTATATGCACTCTCCAATCCATTGTTATCTCTAAACTTGACCTGTACAGAATAAGTAATATCAAAATCTAGAACACCGTTTGGTACAGTAAAGGATGTTAGATTACCAGTATCACCATTTACAAATGTACCAGTTGTATCATATACAGTTACATTGTCTGCAACTCTTCTGATTCTCCAGAAAGTAGAGAAGTGTGTAGAACCAGCATACTCAGAAACATATGCTGCAGTAGTAATAACAGGTTGTCTAGAAAGAGTTTTGCTAGTATCAGTATCAATAAATGGAGTTACAGATGTAGGTGCAGATACAAATTCTGATTCATTGACAGTTAATGTAGCAGAAGTTGATGTTACTGTGGTTGCTGCAACGTTAGAAAGTACACAACGGAACTGTTCTGAAGGAGTTGTTGGATAAGATGTTGTGGGTGTTGTATATGTTGATGAGTTCGCACCAGAAATAGCATTGAAATTAAGACCATTATCAGTTGACTTTTCCCATTGATATGATATGACATCACTAGTAATTTGTGCCCCAATATTAAATGTTGCAGTGCCACCCTCAATAACAGCTTGTGACTGTGGTTGAGTTTGAATTGTTATGACACGTAAAACAGTTAATACTGCAAAGTTGGAAGTCAATGATCCCGCTGCACCAACCAAAGAAACAATACAACGATAACGATCAGCACCATCAGTTGCATATACCAAAGTTGGTGTAGTATATGTTGCAGAAGTTGCACCACCAACAGTCACATAGTTTACTCCACCGTCATCAGATCTTTCCCACTGATAAGTTGGTGTACCACTACTTGTAGATGCAGTAACACTAAATGCTGCAGTTCCACCTTCATTAGCAGTTGCATTTGATGGATCTGCTGTAATAGAGAATGTTCTTAAAACTGTAAGAGTTACAGCGTTTGTTGTAACTGGAGTAGATGCACCCACTGCGTTAATAATACAACGATACTGATCGTTATTATCAACAGCATATGTTAATCCACCAGTTGTATAAGATGCAGATGTTGCTCCTCCAATCGTAGTAAATGAAACACCATCATCAGATTTCTCCCATTGATATGTAACACTAGGTTCGTGTGATGATTGACCTTCGGCACCTCCACCTCCACCACTAGGAGTGGCAAATGATTCTACATCAAACGAAGATGACGCAGCATTACCACCTACAGGTGACATTGTAACTCCACCTAATGTAGTAAATGTAGCTGTAGCAGTTTCATTAACTGTTTGGTCAGTTGGTTGAGTTGATACAACAACTGTTACAGTTTCTATTTGTAGTGTGGCAGCGTTACTAGGTATAGTTGTTGCACCAGGTGCAGATAGCAAACAACGGTATTGATATTCATCTTCTACTGTACTTAATGTAGCAGTAGTATATGTTGATGTAGTTCCACCACTACCAGTAGAAACATTAGACCATGACGCACCGCTTGTGATAGAGAATTGCCACTGATATGTTATATCTCCTGCATCGTTATCAGATGTAGTGCCACTTACACCAAATGATACTGTTCCACCAACAGCACCAGTTACATTTATTGGTTGTGCTGTGATGCTAATAGTTCTCTGTATTAATGCTCTTGCAGTACTACTAGTTACACTTGCAGCACCAGCTGCTGTTAAGTTACATCGGTAGTAGTCACCATAGTCATCGTCGTATGATGTTGACCCTGTAGTATATGTTGCACTTGTAGCACCATTTACTTGTACAAAGTTAGTGCCATCATTATTTTCTGATTTCTCCCATTGGTAACTTACAGTAGCAGAATCAGCAGTTGTGGCAGCAACAGTAAATGAAGCAGCTGCTGGTGCAATAGGATTAGAATCTGTTGGTTGGTTACTAATAGTAATAACACGGAATACACTTAATGTAACAGCGTTTGTATATGCTGGAGTTACAGCAGTATTCGTATCTAATTTACAACGATACTGATAATTGTTCTTAGCATAGTCATCATCTACAGTTAGTGTATTAGTAGTTGCTCCACTATATCCACCACCATTAGAAACATTAGACCAACCTACACCACCATTACTTGAAAACTCCCATTGGAATAATATTGTAGATCCATCAGAACTAGTACCTGCAACAGGACCGAATGTAGCAGTATTGCCAGAACCTGCTTCAACACTTTGATTACTTGGTTGTCCAGTTACAGTAACAAGAACACCAGTTCCAGTCGTAGTGAAATTATATGATCTTGAGTTTCCTGTTATGTTCTCAGTAACAGTGAAGTTAAATGTTGTATCCAGATAATCTGAAGTTACTGTTCCACTTAAAAGACCTGTTGATGTATCTAAACCTAATCCAGATGCAGCGATAGAATCACCACTTAGTGTATACTGTTCAAAGGTTGGTTCGTTTGCAAAAGTTTGTCCCGATAATCCAAGATCAACACTTACACTAGCACCATTAGCATACGTTGCTATTGTACCAGATCCAGTTACCCAAGTAACAGTGGTATCAATGTATGGGAAAAATGCTCCACGTTTAGTTGTGATCGAAGAACCAGTAGCATCATATTTAAAATCAACTCCACTATCCACTGGATAGTACACGACATTAGTATATGTACCAGTACCTGCAGCTTCTTGTGTATCTGTTTGAGATCTTAATTGAGTAGATGTAGAGACAACACCATCAATACTTTCATGTGTTTTTGATTCAGGATCTATCAATGCCAAGTAGTTTCCACTACCACCACCTGTAGTACCTGCAGTAGCATTAGAACTATTTTGTAAAGTTATAGTATTATTAACAGCACTCTCTGCTTGAATAGTTAACCAACCACTTTGGGATAATGCAGATACATCTATACCACCAACTACAACACCACCACTACCACCAGGTGCAGTTTGAACTGTGATAGTTCCATTCATTGCATTGTGGTTAGAACACTGATAGTAATATGTGCCTGCAGTATTTGGTGTCCAAGATACAGTTGCAGTTCCTGTAGATCCTTGTCCAGTAGCAACTGGTGTGCTTACTTGATTACCAGTTCCAGTTCCTTGTACTGTCTTGAGATAAAATGGATGAGAACCACTAACACCCGATAAATTAAAGTTAAGTGTATCTCCAACATAACATGTAACAGTTGAATTATTACCAGTAACAGATCCATTTCTGTCAGATCCATTTAGTGTGTAATATGAGAATGAGGGAGATGTTGTTGTTATATTATATGTTGCAGAACTAGTTCCACTAGCACCTGCAGTTGAACCTGTAGTTCTTAACTGACATTTTTTACCTACATTACCTATGAAGTGTGACGAATCAGCTGGATCAAACTTTACAACAAGGAACGCAGATCCTGCTAAAGTCTCATATGGATTGTCAATTAGTCTTCTATCATCAATACTATTAGTAGGATAGTATGATACAGCACCTCTCGTTATATCTCCAGTAGACCCACCTGTTCTAACAAATGTCTTGGCAAGACCAGGTAAATTGGCAGTACTTAAAGTATATCCATTAGCACCAGCCCAAGCAGCCATGATACCTG